AGGAGTCCGTCTCGTGGGCTCGGAGATGTGTATAAGAGACAGTGAATGGATGAAAACTCATCGTCAATAAATCCAAAGTCTGTGAGAGGATTGTAAGTAGGTGCATCTTTAGGTACTTGTTGATTTCTTAAAAAATCACGCAGTTCACTAGCTGCGTATGCAGAATCGTCATAAGTTATATCAAAATCATCAGGTCTTTTTTTATTGAATGATCTTATTTCGTCCAGATAAGCTGCTATTGTGCTGTTCTTTATATCATTTGGGGTATTTGGATTATCAAAAATTTCTTGTTTGAACTGCCTACTATGGATTTTGGGTGAAAGGTGTCTTGTTGGTTTTGTAGTTTGATAGACGCCTTTTTTTACCAGCATGTCTTCAACAATGTCGGCTTGTTTTAGTATTTCTTGTTCTTTAACTTTAAGTTGAGACTGTATTTCTGCTCTGTTCTCAGGTGTGTCATAACCATCCTGTGAACCTCTGGTGTGTAAGTCTGACTGGATTTCGTCACCGTGTAGTGTGTCAGTGCCATCAGCGAGCTTCCTGTCTCGAATAAGTGCATGAGCTATAAGCTTATCGTCATCGAAGTGACCAATATTGTGAGTGACTGGAGCGTTGTCCCAGTTGAACACAACCTCTCGGTAGTTAGAACCACCGGGCAGACTGTTATCAACGAATTGTTTGTATTTAGTTTCGCCTCCTAGGTAGTCCATGCTTTCATCAAAGTCATCAGCATCCAATCTGAACATGTCGTAACCTTGTTCTGCCATTGCATCTCTTAGCTGTATCTGAGCTTCTATTTCGCTGTAAGGAATGCTGGCATGGTTGTGATTTTGGGTGACTCTTTCACCATCAACAAAAAGCGAATAACCCACTTCATCGTTACCAAAAGCAAAAGTGTTATCGCCAGCAGTAGTGCCTGTTGGTGTTATTTTTATGTAGGGGTCTTCCATGTATCTGGATTCAGCGACCAGCTCTACTAAATCATCTAAGCTCTCGCCTTTGCTTTTTAAAAAAGTTTCAACTTCATCAAGGTTCTTTGCGGGATTACTAGGATTTGCAACTTTAAAAGTATTTAATAATTCATAGGCTGTAGATTCATCTGCTGGTGTCATATTTTTTAAGTCATATTCAATGTCATCTATCATGTGTTGATACACCTTAGAACCATCCAGTGGGTCTTCGAGTGGTGTGGTGTTTTCAAAACCCATTACCTGTCCTTCACCACCGCCTCTGATGTTCGTGCTGACTTTTACTTTGTTGCCACTTATGCCTTCAATGGTTTCTCTGACTGTAGCATTAGGGTTAGCGGCTACGAACTCATCCAAACCAAGAAACTCTAATTCTTTAGGCTTCACGCCTTTGTTGGTAGCACCTTCAGATTTAGCCCATTCGGTAATCTGTTTGCCTTTCAGGTTGGCTGGTGCTTTCGTGATCAAGGCTTCCATCGTAGGAGAGGTAAAACCGAGATCGTCTTTGGCAAACGTGTCGATGTCTGCTTGTAACATCCTTTTCGTTTCATCAAGTGCGGTGATGCCTTTGCCGCTCTTGCTACTTTTAGCGGTAGCTTTAGCTACTGCACCCAAGGCTCCTAAGCTTTTTAAACCAGTACCGACAGTGGCTCCAAGGACAGGACCTACAACTGGAGCTGCGTAGAGAGCATCCCCAGCGACTCCTAGTCCTTGCATGCTGGCATCGAAGTAACCTCCGAAGCCTCCACGCTTTAAATTCTCTGCCATTGACGGATAAGGTTCTTGAGAAAATGCTTCGGTAACTGGTTGGTCGTAAGACGGAAGGGCTGGGTATTCACCAGCTGCGTCTGCTACGCCAGCTCCCGGTGCTAACATACCAGCAAAGTTGGTTACCTGACCAGCGGATGGCGTGAACTGTACAGCCACGTCCCTGTCGATCTGATCTTGCATCATCTTTTGCTGTATCTGTTGATCTATTAGTTTTCTTATAAAACCCTTTTCACCTACTGCCCCACCATTTGCGTAAAGAGATTCTGTGCTGCCAGCCCCTTCTAACGGATAAACAATTTCGTCTGTTCGCTTAGATTGTTCTGGGGCTTGTTGTTGTTGTTGTTGTTGTGCTTGTGCGAGAGCTAATTGTTCTTTAATGTAATCTATAGTACCTAGATTTAGTTCGACAGGATTTCCCTCACCTGATTTACTTCCTAAAAGAGTACCAATCCCTTTAAACATACTGAACAACGGGTTGGACCCTTGTTCAGTGGGTATAATATTATCAACTAATCCCTCTCCTCTAGTACCACCCCCTTCTTTGCCTACATGATGATCGTAGGTATCTTTAATTATAATTTCGCCTTTATCGTTTGTATGGTAGTCATACTGCCCTAAAAAAGTTTTAATTTGAAAGTCAACGGCTTCGTTACTCTTAGATAGATTATTTTTAATAAAATCCATCGTGGTACTTGGGGTCATCTCTCTATAAATTTCATCGTATTGTTCTTGAGTTATCCTGCCTTCATCCACTTGTTGCTTTAGTGCCGCATCAGCTCCCTTATTCATAACATCTCCCTTTCCTCCTTGTTCTTCATAAGTAATTGTTCCGCTAGGACCTTGTATTCCGTATTGACTCATTATAGTTCTATACAAACTTTGTTTTTCAGCTTCACTCAGATCATTAATATCGTAGCCACCTTTGCCTTGGAGTATGTTATAAAGAAACGCTTTCTGGTTTATAGGTATACGAGGAAACATGTCTCCCATGTAACTGTAATCATCAAACTCTGCTAACGCCCTCTCTCGTGCTTCACCTGAAGGCATAGCCTCTATCTCAGCGCGTTGCCCTGCTATCATTCCGTCTATAATTTCCTGTGGTACTTGCATTAAACGAGTCCTGTGATTGCCATGTTGTTTAAACCGTTGGTTTACTCCATCTTTCCAAAATCTGTTTGTCACTGTTCCAGAACCAGCCTTGGTAACAAGCGGTTGTGTAATCTGTTGTTTCCCTAAGTGACATAAATTGATTCTATCACTACTTGCGGTCTAGTGAAAAGGAGTTCCAGTGAACCACACAACGACTGCATAGCGTTCACCAGAGGTCACTGGATTGATCTTGTGCGGTATAAAGCTACTGAAAGCTATGACATTGCCAGTCTCAGGCTTCTGGCAAGTCCCTTCTTCACTGGTTCTAAAGCAAATCTCGCCACCTTCGTATTCATCGTTGAGTATTATGGACACGCTGACCTTCCGAGAGGCTGCGGTGCCTTCAGCTCCTATGTCGATGTGGTAGTTGTAACCATTAGACGGTGCTTTGTAGTGTACGATCTGTGCTTTCTCTATGCCTGAAAGATCGTACTTGAAGTAGAGATTAACCGTCTTTGCAACCTTTTGTAAGATGTCGTACAACTCTGTGGCATCGTACTCAATAAAGTACACTTGTGCATCTCTGGTGGAGTTGTCCGTGGCTTCTTCGCCTTTCTTGTGCACTTTCGCCTTGGTGGGTGTAGCGTCAACCAAGTAATCCATGAACGCTTGCACTTCTTCGCTGGATAAAGCCATGCCTGTGACTCCGTGCTTGGGAGCTTGTTTCGTCATTCGTGCTTATCTTTGTAGGTTTGCCAGTTTCGCAACAGTATCTCTAACCAATCGTCCATGGACATGATTGCCATTTTTTGGTTGTCTACCTCCCATTCGGGATTGATGGCGTAAAAAGGTATAGCGACTCTTGTGGGCACTCGATTGAACTTGAAGATCAGAACTGGGATGGTACCTTCTTCATCTGCTGTGAAGCACACTTGATTCCACCACTCTGTTTTTAACCAGTTGCCTTGTTTGTAATGTTTGCACTCGATGGAATGAAATGGAATATTTATATCTGATAAATTTTTTGTCTGATATTGGTCGAGGTTGCGTTTGCAAGTTAGGTTGAAATTATTTTGTAAAAAAAATTCGTTCAGAATTTTTACGATGTCTCTTTCGTAACTGGCACCTTTGGTTCGTGAGTTAATTGGCATGGTGGCAAAATTTTTCGATGCAACTTTTTTTCATAGCAAATGTAGTCATGTGCAAAGTATAGCACTTTAAAATTGGATTCATATTTTTTGGTGATTCAGTGTACCAAACTTAGCTATAACTATAACTGCACGAGGCTCTGGCTATTTGGGGGTGTAGGGGTCAATCAATTAATCCTGTCCACCCAAAAAACCCATTCCATAGGGTTCCTTTGAGGGCTGGAGAGAACCAGAAAAGCACAGGTGTTAGCCCTCTGAACACAAGTTTGCACAATCATGCAAAGATGTGCATGTTAGAATACACTCGTAAGCTATTGATTCTATTGGGTTTTTTGGAAAAAAATGAATTTCTCAGGATTTTTGAGCTCAGATTAAAAGAGAGGCTCATTACTTAGTTGGCATCTCACTTATCCTTCGGTGAGTAATCCGAGGCTTCTGCTCCGAGCAACTTGCCCAGTCTCTCCTTGATGTCGTCCTTACTCATGCGGTCAAGGTTGGCGTTAATGTTGATGTTCTGCGAGCGATTGATGGACAATCCACCCAGTTGATTGAGCTCCTTGATAGCAGATACCGCAGCGTTAAGCTGTCCACTTTCATACGCTTGCTCCATGATTTTCCACAACATTGTGCCAGTCTTCTGTGGTGTGATGGCGTACTTCTCAGCCAGCTCATCCTGTTTGATCCTGATGGCTTTGACTACCTTCGGGTGATGCGTACCACTCAGCAACTTGTTGGCACTGACAGCTGGGAACTCGAAGCCAGCTTTCCTAGCTGCTTCAGTCTGACTGCAAGCACCTTCGGTGTAATGCCACACGAATGACGCTTGCATCTCAGTCAGTCCAAACTCGTGGTCTTTCTCAAACTGTGTCGGAGCACTCACTATCTTTTGCTTCGGTTTCCTAGGTCGTCCAGCCATCTTTACTCCTCGACCAAGGCAATGTACTCACCCTCGTCTGTCTTGATTATTGTTATTATGTTCTGTCCTTTGAGCTTACGCTCCACCGCCATGTAAGTGTTAGCAACCACAAAGTGAGTGGTAAATTCATAGTCCTCTTCTTCAGTCTTTAACAGTATTGATTTCAGTAAACTCATGACAACAGTGTACCAAGGGTAGTGTACAGCTCCCAAACACTTCCTGTAGTGTTCTCTCTATAAACCATCGTTTTATACG